GCTTTTTGTAAAGGATTTTTGCTAACTCATGCAAGATTACATCTACATCATCACTGCTTTTCATCTAATATCTCCTTAAGGGTTATGTCTAAGTCTTTCATAGATTCCTGTACTGATAGTTCTTCCCATACCTTATCGGCATGTCCATCTTTAGATGCAACTAGAATTGCAGCCATCATTATAATTAACTTACGACCCTCTTCTGGGTCGTCTTCAATGGTATCATAGATGTCGTGTAGTACCTCAAGTACATTCATCATCTTGTCTTCTGATACTGGTATGCCTATGGTAAAGCCGCTATGTTCTATATGGTTCCAAAAGGTTTCATCAAGGGGTAATGCATTTTCCGATTCGTTCGTCAATCCAGTCGCTTCCTTTCTTAATCATTATGCTATTGACATCTTCACCTTCAGGCATGCTAACGATATTAACATTACCTAACTCTCTACTAATCTTCTTGCCGAACTCTAAGCCAGCCGCGTCTCCGTCCGCTAGTACTATGACTGTCTCAAAGTCATCTAGTATCTTGGCATAGTGTGGCTTCCAGTTGTTAGCCCCTGGAATACCAATGGTTGGGTGCATAGTTTTAACTGACATCATGATGCAGTCAAACTCACCTTCGGTTACGCATATGTATCTGTCTGCAACAAAGCAAGCCTGCGTATTAAACATAGTAGTCTTAGCACCAACTAGTCCCATATACTTAGGGTCTTCGTTATGCATAGCACGGAATCTAATATCAACCACGCCTGATGGCGTGATGTAAGGTATTGCTAGTCTACCTACATAAGCCTCATGCCCTGGAAGTGGGTCTTCTACCACTCCCAAGTGAAATACTCTTGCCTCTTCTACCGAGAGTTGACGGCTTAATAGATACTCTTCCGCGAGTTCTATCTTTGCTGCGTATCTCTGTGTTGCCTGTAGTAAGAAATTCTTCTGCGAACTTGAGAGCCTCACGATAATCGCCACCTTCCTTGTACATAATTAGGGAATAAGTATCGCCTTTGACACCACACCCGTGGCAGACAAAGGCGTTCTTGTCGTAGTTTACTGCTGCTGATGCATGACTATCGTGATGAAAAGGACACTTCATCTTACGCCAGCCAGCACCTACTGCTGGTGTATCTGCACCTATGTAGTGGAGATACTCTTCAATGCTTGGTTTCTCCAAGTGCTCTCCTTAGTAAATCTACATACACATGTCCAGGCATGGTGCAATACCAATCGGCTGGGCTTCCCCTACCCACTCGCTTGTGCCACACCACGCCTGTCCATGCGTTGTCATTAGTCATCTCGACTATTAACTCTTCTGTCCAACCAGCCAAGTTCATCTTGGCATGGTTCTTTATCTCAATGGTAACTCCAGGTATACCTGATATGTCACCTTTGTCTAACGTAGCACCAGCCAATCGCCTATCTACATAAGGAAACCATTGCTTAAGGTACTTGACTACATCTCGCTCGGCTCCTGAGCCTTTGGCTTTGGCTGCGCTACTCATTCGTTAGGTTCGTCTCTGACTTCTGTTAATTCCCAACGTCCTGTTTCTGCTTTCTTTGCACGTTCTTCTGCTATCTCTAGCGAAGAAGCACGGATAACTTTTACTTTATATTGTGAATATGTAACTCTATATTTAGGCATTATAACATCATCTCTGGTAGTAGGTGATCTTTAATTATATCTTCTAAGTGCATCTTTGCTGGGTCAAAGGATAGAGTTATGTAGGTAGACCCTGTTGGGTCAGCCTTACCGTATCTATTCTTGACTGGTGCAACACATAGATATGAGTCTACGCCCTGCATCATCTGCCCTACTGTCAACACCATTGCTGGTATCTGTGCGACCTTGCCCTGCAACGCTGAGCGTGGCTGGCAAGGATAGCCTGCTGCACCTTCTTGAGTATGGTGCAGTACAAGTACGGCTGCGTTGGTATCACGGGCTAAGAACTTTAACTCTTTCATAACCTGTCGCATACCTGCAAACTCTTCGTGTCCATCAATGGCTATGTCCATAAGATTGTCTACAACTATAAGTGTAGGGCTTCTGCCCCACATAGTTTCAAATGCTGAGACTTCATCATCTAAATCTTTTAGTGTAGGTGATGGTTCAAAAGACCAGTACATGCCAGAGAAATCACGCAGGTATCCTTCTGCTTTTGTTCCGTCTGTCTTAAGCATGTACTCTGCTTCTTGTTGTGTAATCTTGGCTTTCATAGCAAGCAAACGCATTGCCATTGTATGTGCATTGGTATCAGCAGAGAAGTATAGTGTCGGTTGTTTTAACCTTGCTGCGATATGCAATGCAATAGATGACTTACCTGCGCCTGGAGTACCTGCTATGACGGTGACTTCTGCTCGTCGCAGAATGATTCCTTCACGTTGGAAAGCCTGAAAAGGTGGGGGTAATGGTTCTCCCCCCACCTCTGGCTTGCCTATACTACGGCGAAGTGTTTTCACTTATGCTTTTGTTTGATCTGCTTGGAATGTAGCGAACTCTGCTGAGCCTGCCTTGACATATACTGTTGTGCATTTGGTTGGGTCGCCTTGTTTAGCAGGGCAGAAGTGTCCCTTGTATGGGCCGAACTTACCTGTTAGACCGTGGATACGTGTCATAGTTCCATGTGGACATTGACGTGCGCCTGCACTTGGAGTGCTGACAACTTCAGTAGCGTTGAATGCTGCTGCTACTGCTGCAACTGCTGGCTGTGGTGGTACTGCTGTATTAATTGGTGCGCTTCCACGCACTGCTGCTTCTAGTTCTGCTGTTGCAGATGCTAGTGAAGCAAGTGATAGTGCAACTGTTTGATCTAGTTCTTCTGCATTTGCAGCGCGTACTGTAACTAGAGAACCTGCTGCGGATTTAACTGTGATACTGATTGGTGCTTCTGTATGCATGTTACTCCTTGATTGGTGTTACTAGGGATTTCTTGGTGTCTCGGAAGGAACGAACTTTCATTGCTAGTTCTATTCCCTTCCATCCTTGCTTAATGTCAACGAAGTGTAGTTCACACTTACCACTACCAGCAGGTAGATGGACAATGATTCCTTTTTCTTGGTTCACACCACCCCAAGCACCACGGGTTGCCGTGGCTGGGTCATACGGCAAGCCGTGTGCATACACTGCTAACTGCATGGCAATCTTATTGGGGTAGGAAATACTACCAGTCTTTAGGTCAGAGATAAACAACTCGCCCTTGTATTCAACTACGCGGTCAGGTGTACCTGCAATCTTGTACTTATCTAACACGCAGAATTGTTCAATGAATATATTTTTGAAGTGTTTAGTTGCATCAGCATACGCTTGTATATCTGCAACATAATCTTCAGGTATAACACCAAGGTCTTCACCTCTGTCGTGCTTCTCTGTTAATGTATGGATGGCTGTACCTATAGTTGCTTGCTTGGTAGCACCTGCTGCTTCCATTGCATCATCAACCAACTTGTCCATCTCTAACTTGTTATCTCTATGTGCTGATGCAGCAAGCAATAGATCAGGGCGTAGTGTTAGCCCTGCTGCTGCCATACGTAACTTCCATGCTACTAGTGCAGTGCCATCATCTAATGAACCTGCAACTGTAGTAGTGCGTGTGTATGGTACTGGCTTACCACCTTTGGGTGGTACAACCATAGGTCTGCCGTATCTATCTCTAGGTATTTCTAACTCTGCCATGTTTCTCCTTTGATTAGATACTAGTGGGGGTAGGACAAGGAGAGAGCCAAAACCTACCGCCCACCAGTTGTCCCATCATAACATAGTGACGGCTATGTTGTGATGTCATTGCCGCAATGCGGACAAAGTTTTTTCTTAACTACATATGCCTCAGTTATAACTAAGTCTTTGTAGTCTTGATGTATGTATATCTTGCAGCGCATACGCGTAAGCGTACGCCTTGCTGCTGCTCCCTCTTTATGTAGTACTGATAGTACACCACTTGCTGTACCGTGATGCATACCTGTTGCTTCGCTTAACTCTTTCCAAGTTAAGCCGTCTGTTCCTGCTTTCTTTAATAGATGTAACGCTAATTGCTGGTTGTTTAATTCCTTGCCAGACTTAACGTTGTCTAATGCTCTAGCCTTAGACGTATCAGTACCTGACCAACCAGCAGTACCGTTGTATGGAACATATGCGTGGCTCATTCTGTATCCTTATGCCACCCAGCAGTTGCTAACTTGCTGTCTTCTAAGGCTTCAATAACTTCAGCAATAAACTCTACTGCTTCTATTTCTTCTGCTTCAAAACGTTTAGATAGTTTAAGTATACGACTAGGTGATCGCATAATCTTAGTTACTGTTGCGTTGCAGTCAGGACAAAAGAATCTAATCGTTGCTTTTTGTACATCATACTCAATCATTTCTTGTTTGCATTCACATATCATTGGTTTATTCTCTCTTGTATTTGGTCACATATTTCTTGTTTTTTTTCATCTGAAAGGTTAGCCCAGATATAACCAAGTAAATAATGCGGAGCCAAGTAACCTTCTTTGATGTAACATATTTTTAATACTGTTGTTAGGTGAACTGTCATTACCGTCTCCTTAGATTACCTTGGCAGAAGTCGCAAGTATCTTCTTGGTTATCTGGTTCGTCATACATGCGGAAACATTGAATACATTCTTTAGTCATGACCGCAATCACCCCAGCAGTTACAACATACTGACTTGCTATCAATACCATGTGTGGCGGGGTCACCACAATTATAACATTCTTGTTTAGTCATCTTCTTCAACGTCATCTACTTCAATTCTATCTACTGTTATAGTAGCAGAAGAACCAACGCTTACTTCAATGTCATCTTCAAGGCAGGTGATTGCGTCATCTTCGTCTTGTGCTGGGTAGTCATTGATATAAGCAGTAATTGTAAGAGTTGCTTTATACTTTCCTCTGAGGTGGTCAACTCCGATTGCTGAGAATAGTTCGTTGATTTCACTACGAGTAACTGTTGTTTTACTGTCTTCCCATTCACGCTCACTGAAGAAGTCTCGTACTTTATATCTAACGTCACTTAGAGCCTCTGATTTCCTATTGGAGTTATCAATGTAGTGCTTTACTTCTGATTCATTGTATGATACTGAACCGATTGTTATTGTATTCATGTGTTCCTCTCTCGTTGATAGTGAGCAGTTTATACACATGCTCAGGTGTTGACAAGTTACGCTAGGTTATCCCCGTGCTTATCCTTATCTATCCACGTGTATGGAATTATATCCATGTATGTGGAACTCTATGCAAGCACTAAGCCTAGTGCTTTGTTCTTGATTTTGTCATTGCGTCCGCTGATGGTGGCGACGGCACGACGCTCCGCGCCGCCAGAAGCGTAATGATCTGCATGTTCAATGACTGCTTGCCATGCACCGAAGGCTGTGCCTCTGATGTTTTCTTGTGTAGATGATTGGCTGTAGATATTCCATGCTGACTCACGACCAGTCAAAGCAATAGTGCGCTGACGCTTTTCGCCTTGTGATAGTAGATGTTCAGGTGTTTCTTCAACTGTAGATGGTAGCGCCCATACTTGCTTGAAGATGTTCTTAACTTGACGGTCATCAACCTTACGCTGCAGTAATGTACCTGCAATCTCTTCGTACTGTTGAATAGAGTTATAAGTTAACTGTGTGATGTTGCGGATGTCATTGACTGACAACACTGAGTTGGTAGTGTGCTTCATAACATAGGTGTAATCGTTTTTTTGTTTACCCATAATGATGCGACTAATCTGATTAGCGCAGAACAAACGCTCAATGATAGGGCGAATGCGTACTGCACATGAGCCATCATGTGATGACTGGACTAGTAAAAATGCAGAGTGTGGGTCATTGGCTACCTGTACACCTGTTGGTAGTTCCATTACCATCCAGATGTTAGCACCGTTGTTGTACTCACCTGCTGCTGTATACCGTGCATCACCTGAATCTACTAGTGTATCTAGCGCACTAAATACTTCCATGTTTTGCACGATCTTGTACTTGTCACCGACTACACCTATAACTTGGTTGGTATTATCTTTACCAAGTTTAAGTACAGCCTGTCGTTTAGGTACTTCGTAGTGATCGGTTACTGTTTCATACTCATTAACCTTATTGGAAACGATTGCTTCCATTGGTGCTAGCATAACATTCCAGTCTAGACCAGCCTGCTTTGCTGCTTCTGATGCAGACCCTGCGTTAACCGCAGTGCCTGCTTGCGCCCAGTACTGCTTGCGTACTGTCTCTGCTGATTTCTTTAGGTATTGCTCACTGAGTTGCATTGCTCTCCTTTTTCTTTTTGTTTAGTTTAACTGAACGCCAACCAACAAAGGTTAGCCCGTATAACTTACACGCATCTGCAATCATAGCGATTGCTTCGTCGTCGTTCTTTGCATTGGCTTCTACAAAACATTGAACTACATAGTATTGTTTCATATTAATACCAACCTTTCTTTCTCCAGTGTGACCAGGCGATTGAGGGTTTGTCGTACCTATGGACTATGTACTCCAGCCCCTTCTCAATTTGGAGAGGGGCTGGGGTTCCAGGTTTGGTGCCTAGTACTTGGGCTATACCGTATGCTGTTGAGTGTGGGTTGTCTGCTTTGTGATTCCATGCTGACTCTTTACCCCATAGTTTCATGAGTGCTCGCTCTTCTGCTCGCCCCCATTTAGGATAATGAATACGTATGTAGCCAACGGCATATGCTTTAGCCATGTGTTTACTCCATACACGTGGCCCGATATCCAAACACTTAGGATTATTTTCTATTTGTTTTATATATGCTTTGAATGGGATGCCAATAAAGGCACCGAATGATAAGAATGTAGCAACAAATACTGATATGTATTTCTTTACACTATCCTTCATAAACGGATTGTCCTCCTTCTTTGCTTCTATTTGTATGCATAATTGGTAGGAACTCTGAGTCTTTGCAACCAGTATAGTCTCTGTGAAACCATTGCTGGTTACCGTAACCTGTTGAGATAGTTATATAATCTTGGTCAAGATATATATAGTAGTCACAATTAGCACAGCATTTTGGATAGCCGTGAATTAATAGTTTCTTTCTATTTCTATGACTCATAGTGATCGGCGTACATCACGTCTGGCTCATTGCATACACAGTCACACATAAAGCAGCCGCACTCATCACACTCTGTATCTTTATCTAGTGCTATGTCGTCATCTTCTCTAGGCTCAGTCATTATTCACCTTCTTCAAATTCATATCCAATAATATCAACATGGTCGGGTTTGGTTCCTTGAATTTCTTTTAGCAAAAAGTCTTGGGCTTCAATTAAAGTATTAGCCTCAATCTTTCTATGCCAATAGTTATTGGTTCGTTCAAAGTAATCAATACTATATGTGGGCATTATTCACCTGCTATCCCTGCGTCTGTACTATCACCGACTGTCGGTACTGTATAGATATCTGAGTCATCTACTTTTTCCCAGCCTTCAATAGATACTTTTTTAGTCAATGGCTTGGTCATGTTTACCCATTCATCACCGTATTCATCAGCCAATCGTTTCCATGCTGCATCTTCTAGGTCTCGTCTGTCTGGGCTTTCATCTGTTATAATAGTAGTCACCATTACAAAGTGATCAGCCATGAATAGTATGTCGTACTGTCGTTTCATTTGTACATCTCCTTAATGTTTATATCGTATGCATATCTGCGTGCATCTGACCAAGCAAGTTCACCATAGAAGTATTTCTTTTTATATCCATGCTTCAATGGTAGCACCATAATAAAGTCATCATTTATATCTGCATAGTATACACCAGCAGAGTCATTGCTCATATCTTTTATAGGATACCAAGACTTAACTTGGGATATGCTAGGCTTGCTCATCTGCTTGCTCTCCGAAGATACCCTTTGTTACTTTAGGGTGTAGTTCTTTAGTCATAGTAGTGAATGAACCTGCAGGCCAGCCTGCTTTGAATACTCTAGTAAGCAAAAGACCTAGTGAATAGTAGCCTGATACATTGGTTAGTGTAACCAATGCACTTGCTGAGTCACCACGATCATATAGTAATGCAGCAAGTAAACATGCTGGCGCATTGATAAAGGCAGTATCTGTTGGAGCCTTATCAAGCAGGAAGTTTAGTCCATCTAGCGTGTGCTTAGTATCGTAGATAGTAATTAATCCAAGCGCATAGTCACGCACTTGAATGTCAGTGAGGTAGTGCAATAGCAACGCTGTTGCTTCATCTCCTGGTATGTATGTATCTGCTTCATAGTTTTTGAAGAAGTGTTCAACTATACGAGCGCCTGTTTGTTGGATTGCTTTGTCTTTCTGATCTCCTAGTACACCCAACTGTATTAGTCGGTCATTCAGGGATAGTGTTGCTGTTGTCATGTTGCTCTCTCTTTTCTGTTAGTAGGTACTGTATTGCATAGATGTGACCTTGTCTAGCCTCATCTAATGTGCTGTGCTTATCGCAGTAGTCAATAAACTTATTGTTATCTGTGAATATCATAGTTTCATATTGATGCATGTCTTTACTTGCAAAGTCTAGACTTACTGTTGATATGATTGCTCTACCTATGATAGTCCGTGCTATTTGAGCGGGCATTATATTGCCGCCTCTATTGTTGTGCCACAATCATAACATGTGTATCCATCTGGATACCCTATTGCTTCTTCCTCTACTGTTGCTAAATGGTATAAAGGATTTTTGTTGCACTCAGGACATATGATTCCATCTCCTTCTACATTGTAAGCATAGGCTGTCATTAAAATGGTACCTCTACATGCTGACGCTGGCATGACAGTCGCCATGCTTGCAGCCTAGTCTTAAGGTATTTATTCTGGCGTAGTAGTATATAGTTAGCATATGTAGTTATGATTACTAGAAACAAACTGACACCTAACGCTATAGTTAATCCGATAGCAGTGCCTAATGATATAAACATAATTATCTCCTTAGATTATAATGGACTTGCAGGAGTCCGTTGAGGCTACGGTGAACCGCGAGCGAAGCGAGACAGGGGGAGAGAAGTCCCCCTGCCTCTGTTGCTTACGCTTCTACTGCGTGAACTTCTAGTTGAGCGAATGGCGCACGACGCTTGGTCTCGTCAATGTTCTGACGACGATCAAACTTGGTTACCAAGCGACCTGATACTGTGACAGGTAGTGTGCTTTCTGTACCTGCTTTGCTTGCACCCAGGATTTCACCGATAGTGGAATCATCTAGTGCAATGATGTTCATGCCAACCACATATACTGTGCGGTCAATGGTGTCATCTGATGTACGGCTCACATCACGCTGGTCAAGCCAGCCTGTTAGAAGTGTTCCGCGTTAGTTCTTGTATGTCTTGATGTTCTTGATTGTGCCTGTGATAGTTACTGTGTTTTGCATTTCTTTCTCCTTTGATTAGTTTCTGATTTGGTTTCTAACTTGGTGGCTGGTTGCCCCGCCGTAGGCGACGGGGCGACTAGCCTTGCTATCTGACATTACTTTCTAGTGGTAGGTCACATGACTGGCAGTCATTGAATACCTTGGGCGTTAGTATGTGGCACCATTGGCACTCTACTTCACGGTTGCGTTGTCTAGTGTCTTGTAGTTCCCAAAGTTCCTCATATTCACCGCCGTCCATTAACTGAGCGATAGGTGGGAGGAACTCTTTGCGAGTCATTATTGGCTCGTCTGGGTCAATGAACTTGACCGCCAACTCAATGAGTTCCATGCTTTCCTCTTTCCATTTCTCTATCATCTGTGCTCTCATTCCTTTTGGTTTGATATAGGTTTCTGACGATACCCAGTCGGAAGCACTGGGTTCGTCGCTGGTGTCATAGGTTAGGCACTTGCCTTCCCCTAGTCTGTCGTCCTCATGCAGGTTCCAAGCCATGTCATCTGACTTGGCTTCTGCGTCATCTACGCAGGTCTGACACTTGCCTACTGGCAAGTCCTGCTCTGCGTCTCTGGCTATGACCATGCATTCGTAGCATTGGCTCTGAACGCTGATGCCTAGTGATTCGTTCATATGTGCAACCTTTCTTGTCTTGCCCTGCTCACTCTGATCAGGGATTCCAGCGTTGAGATCACACCACGATAGAAGTTCCACATGCTGGGTGGTGCAATCTTTTCTGTTGCTTTGTAGTACTCAAGTGCTTTTTCTAGTTCACTTGTGGTTAGCATGATTACTCCAGTTCCTGGTATTCGTGGTGGAGGTTGATTAGTTCTTCTTTCTCATCTTGTTCGTCGTACTCGTCTTTGATCTTGTTGAAGAGGGATACGAACACCCGTTCGTGCCACTCTTGAGCACGGTCATCTTTCAGGATTAACTCGGATGAGTTCTCCAAGGCGGTGAGTAGCATGAGCAACTCTGCTTTATTTTCTATTATCATTCGTCGCCTCCTGAGAACGCTGTGTTTTCGCAGGTTGGGCATATGGACATAACCCAGGTGTCGCCGTTGAACAGGCTTCGGCATAGGGTCTTTGATTGGCACCAGTCACAGTGGACGGTATTGAACGGTGCATAAGCGTCAAGTGATAGAGACATGATAACCTTTCTGTGTTAGAGAGATTCTAACTACACAGAACAGACCAACACGCTCGGAAGGAATTGACAAGCCCAGTCTTTTCATGGGCTTGACAAGGAGGGAGAGTGTGTTAGTAGTTAGGTTTGTAGTACTTAGTTTTTAAATTAGTACTAGACACTATGTCCCCTGTCGGGCTAGGTAGGTAGTCTTTTCTAGAACAGCCTACAGCGTACAGTCTGACTGACTGTAGTACTGTTTCCTGTTCTATTTGACCCCCTATTGTTTAACTTTGATGCAGTAAGTATGTTGTATCTCTACCTAAAATATTCTGTCAGTATAGTTACAAGGGGTAGTCTGAGCAGGACTTATATAAATAGTTCTACTAGAAGTGTTCGTTTTACCTGTTTGAACGGATTAAGTATATATAGAGAGTTAAATAGTTCGTAAGTCTTTTTAGAGCCTTACTCACTCTGTTACAGTAATCTGTACAAACTGACTATTATAGGCGGGACAGGTCTGCCCAGGGACGGGATACTAATGGCTGAGCATAAAGGATTTAAGAAGGGCGCGGAGCACCACCTTAACAAGGCGTTGGCTGAAACCAAGGCTTTGGTCTTGGAACGTGTGCGCTCTGGGGTTAGTATCCCAGCCGCAATGGTCGCCGCAGGCAAGAAGCCAGATACCATCCGTCAATGGATGAACCGAGACCCAGCCTTTGCGCGAGACCTTGAAGAGGCTAAAGAAGAGGGAAGCAAGTCATCCTTTGATGCCATGGGTATCCAGAAGGACGAGATAGAGTTCTCAGACTTTTCACAGTTATTTTTAGACCAGATG